TGTCACGGTTGGGAGAATGTTGTTGGAACGATGCTCTACAGATCCCGCTTTTTAAGAGTCACAGAAATGTATTTTCAAAGTCCACGAAGACGTGCTCCAAGACGATTGTGTGGTCGCTCATAAATAATTCGGAATCCATTGGGGAGAGTAGAGGTGGTGGTGGTGGATGGCGGCATATTTAAAATATGAGTGTATATTAAAAATGCCCAGTGCGTTTATTGTATTTTCCAACGAAAACCGCGATCAAGTGAAACAGGATAAACCCAATGCCAAATTCGCCGATATTGGTCGGGAATTGGGCAAACGCTGGCATGCCTTGTCGGACGAAGAAAAGAGTAAGTATTCTAAATCGTCCAACAACAAAAAGTCGATCAAACATAAATCGTCGCGGAAGCAGGCGCCCAAGGTGGAGGTGGCCAAGGAAGAAGAAGAGGAGGCGTCTTCGTTCAGTTGTGCCAAAGATTGCGTAGCGGCGCCGAAAAAGCAAAACAACACGCGCAAGCAGCGTCGTCGAGGGGGGCCCAGTGCCTTCATCGCATTTAGTAACGAAAAACGCGAAGAAGTGAAACAGGCAAATCCCAAGGCAACATTTGGTGAACTCGGCAAACGTTTAGGTAAGATGTGGCAAGCTCTTTCCGACGAAGAAAAGCAAAAGTATAGCAAGTAAGTATATATTCACATGACCTCCTTTTCGGAACCACCGATTCATTCGGCGGTGCACGCGTCGTTTACGGTGACATACATTTTGTTGTTGACCACGGCGACAATCACCTTTATTGAAGCCCTGCGTACACCGATCCCGTTTGTACGACACGTGTTGAATTTGGAAACGGCCATTTCCCTGATTGCGGCGTACTTTTATTCGCTCTTTGTGGGCATGCTCCAACAAAAACATCCCAAGACATCGAGTGATTGGAAAGAATTTACGACTCTGCGTTACGTGGACTGGTCCATGACAACGCCATTCATGTTGATTGCGCTCTGTTTGGTATGCGGAGCGGCCACGCATGTCCCGATAAGGTTCCCGGTCATTGCTACCATTCTCGTCTTGAACTATGCGATGCTTTATATCGGCTATTTGGGAGAACAGGGTAATGTGGAGCGCATCACGGCAACGTTGCTCGGATTTGTGCCATTTCTGATCATGTTTTACATGATTTACAAGATTTTCCTAAGTACGAAATATGTCTTGTCCAACTACGTCTTTTTCGGCATTTTCGCAGTCGTGTGGTCCATGTACGGTTTCGTGTACTTGTTGAAAAACGAAGAGTGGAAAAACATTGCGATGAATATGTTGGATTGTGTGGCCAAGTGTTTGGTGGGCATTGGACTGTTTTTATTCTATGCCAAGGTCATTGTATAGGGCCAGACGACCAGACCACTGCTGCCCCCACATCTCTTTGACCATGTTTGAGTGTTCGGTTTGTTGTACCGAGGGCAAAGAGACGGCCAAATGGAAACGTGTGGCATGCCCAGGCTGCGACTATACGGTTTGCAGTCCGTGTCAGAAGCAGTATGCCAAGATTGAGTGTATGAATTGCCGATCCTTGTTTGCGACGGCATTTGCCACCGATCGTCTGGGGGCCAAATTTGTGCAACAAACGGCAAAGCAGACGGTGCTCAGCGAACTCATGACGCAACAGCGTCGTGAGCTCGAATCCATTGGTCCTTTGGTGGAATGGACCAAACAATGTCGCGAAATTAAAAAGACGAAGCGTTTTGGCATCCGGGTGCAAGTCATGGCCGCCGAAGCCGCCGCAGGCGAAGGCGACGGGAACGTCGGAGGATCCACGCGACTACCCCCCAAGCCGTTGCGCACACCCATGTTGCGCATCACATGTCCCTGCCCGATCAATGACTGCCGCGGATCTGTGGTGGGACGCAATTGCAACGTGTGCAAGATTCAAGTCTGTGTCGAATGCCGAATTCGTTGCGACGACGACGACGCGTCGTCGGTGCACGTGTGCGATCCCAATGTGTTGGAAACGATGAAGGAGCTCCGCGACAATACCAAGTCGTGCCCGAGTTGCAGTGCATTGATTTACAAGACGGAGGGATGCGATCACATGCACTGTACAAATTGCAACACGCATTTCAGCTATCGCCACTTGACGATATTGACGAGTTCGAGCAACTACCACTATCGCGAACGTCTGATTCGGAGAGCGGCGGCACTCGAGACGGACACGCAATCCGAAGACGTTTGTGCCGTGTCCTTGGAGCACGATCGCATTCCCCTCGGTGTTTTGCGCGAGACGATGGGCAACGCAGGTTTGACGGTGGATGCCGATGTGATGGATGCTCTGTACCAGACGCCCAAAGCGGTGCGTTATTTGCGATCGACGGAATTCCAAGAGATTGAAATCAGTCGCAAATCGCGCGAGAAATTCGACGAATTACAAGTCAAATATGCCTTGGGGAAATTGACGGACAAGCAGTGGGAGTCGTACGTCTTTCGCAACTATATGCACCAACAGTCGTATGAATTGCTCTCGGGGATTCTTCACGTGTATTTGTCCAATACCGACGGATTCCAGAGTGAATTGTATCACGCGATTCGCCATGGTCTAGCGACCGAGGACTTTTTGGCGACTCTGCAAACGCGACTGCAGACGTTGATTGACATTGTGAATCAGAACATTGGGGACATTCACGCCGATTTGGATGCCACGAGTACGACCGTCTTGCGCATCCGCAGCATTGGACAGCGCGATCAAGGATACTGTTCCAAAGTGTCGGTCAAAGCCGGAAACGACGCCATGGACGTTGTAGTTGTCGAACCCGAACCAGAACAAGCATCGTCTGTTGTGCCAATTACCCTGTATCCGCACCAACTGGAACACGTGGCTCGCATCAAGGCGTATCTGGAAAAGTTTCATTTTGCGATTGATCTCTCGCCTTTGGGCACGGGAAAGACGTATACCGCGGCCAAGATATTTCAAGAGGGCCACTATCGGCACATTGTCACCATTTCGCCCTTGAGTGTCAAGACGAAATGGGTACAAGTTGATCGAGAGTACCGATTGCAATGCAGATCGAATTTGACCTATGGAGAAATTGCGGGAAAACGATTTAGTAGTCCCAAATGCGGCTTTCTCGTCCGCAACGATTACACGGTGGACATGCCGCAGGAAAATGGCATGATTCGGAGCGTGGACAAGTACAATTTTACCACTACGGACATGTTTCGTGAATTGGTGGAAGAAGGTGTCCTGTTGGTGCTCGATGAATTTCAGCAAATCAAAAATGACTGTGCCCAGACCGAAGCCTGCGAGACGTTAATCTTGGACATTTTCGAAAACTTTAAGCGCGGAGGTAATTCGCGCGTCATGTTGTTATCGGGCAGTCCGATTGACAAGGAGTGTCAATCTGTGCGTCTGTTCAAAACCCTAGGGATTATGCGTCATCCGAAAATCGTGTCGGGGCACCAATTTGCGGGAATCAACGAGATTGTGCGCTATTTGCACGATGCATTTCGCACCCGATCGAGTCAAAAGGGCAACTTGTACATTTTACAGACGAGTACGAGATATATTCGTGATGGCGGCAATGGAGTCTATCACCAATATGCGTGGGGTGCGCAACGGTATGCGTTTGAACTGTTTGTCAACGTGGTCAAGCCCAAAGCGACGAGTGCGATGGATCCATTGCGATCCGACGATGGCATCGTACTGAACAAGTTCAATGGCTACTTTCATGTGAATGAAGAGGCGAATTTGGAAAAAATGCGCAGCGCCATTGATGGATTGAATGAATTGCGCGAATTGCAGACACGTTTGCGTACCGAGGCGCCGGTGGCCGGGACGGGCGCGACAATAATTCGCCAGATGATGCGTCTCTTGATCGTGGTGGAAACGTCCAAGATTGACACGTTTGTGCGTTTGACTCGTATGCAGCTGGATGCGAATCCGTGTAAGAAAGTGGTGATTGGCGTGAATTTCTTGGACACGATTGGCGATTTGACGACGCTCTTGGCCGAGTATAATCCGCTGATTTTCGACGGAAGCAAGACGATGAAGCAGCGCATCGACATTTTGGCCAAGTTTCAAGCGCCGAGCACGGAACATCGTTTATTGATCGGGAATACCAGTGTCTTGAGTTCTGGCATTGATTTGGACGACAAGGACGGTGGCTATCCGCGCGTGTGTTATGTGAGTCCAAATTTCAAGACGATTGACATTTATCAGTTGGGCCACCGATTCAAGCGGGGTCTAGACACGCGATCCTCGACGGACATTTACATGGTCTACAGCGACAACCGTTCGGAGCGACATGTCATCGAGGCGTTGTCACACAAGGGTGAAATTATGAAACGCGTGACCTTGGAGCAGAGCTTGGCCGGAGTTGTATTTCCATGTGATTATGTCGAATTTGTAGAGGAATAAAAGTGTCAAGTTGTTGTCCAGTTGTTGACTTCGTGTTGCACCCCTTTGTACACCTCCTTGTTTTGTCATGGAGGAAGTGACGTATTTGGATTCTGGAATGTGCCGCGGCTTGGGCGGCGATGCAGACACGTTGATTTACTACTGTCAACCGGTAGATGCCGAGCTCAAGTGTGGTATTTGTCTTGGCACGGTGGACGATCCGGTGAGTTGCGGGAACGAGTGCATTAGTCGCTATTGTCACGGGTGTTTGTCGCGCGCGATTCTTTCGCGCCGTGAATGCCCAACTTGCAAGCGTGAAGCACGTAAACCCGTGCGAGATTTGCCTCTCAAGGCTCGTCTCGCACGCATGCTCGTTTTTTGTCCGAAAAGCAAGATCACACAGGCGGGACAAATTGTCGGGGAGGACTGTTGCGCGTGGAGCGGGCCCTTGGAGAGATGGAATTCACACAATCTGCATGAATGTGTGTATTCTACAGTGAATTGTCTGTGTGGACAAGCCGTTTTACGCAGTGAACTTGCGACGCACCAAGAGCAGTGTTTCCAGCAACACGTGCCTTGCAGCGCATGCCACGCTGATGTCGCCTTGGGCCAGGTGCAAGAACATTTGCGGCACTGCCCAGCAGCAGCAGCGGCTCCTCCTCAAGTGGCGCACGACGAGCTTGACGAGCGCATTCGCGCGCGCATCCAACAAATGGATCGTCAACGTCTATGTCGCCACTCCAACAAGACGTCCTATTTGAACAGTGTCGAAGTTGCAATCATGAACAATGATGGAGCGGATGCCTCTCTGAGGGCGTTTTTGCAAGAGAATCGCCATCGACGCCATCGCAATCCGTTCAATGTGATTTACTTGACCAAATTTCGTCAGCGATGTGACGTGTTGGGGATGCCTTCCCCGACGGGTCAAATGTTGGACGAGGCTTTACGCGATTACTGGGACATCGAAAAGAGCATCAAAAAAAGGCAGCGAAGGGCGCGGGAGGGAGAAAACGGACGCGGAGCGCCGCGGGAAGAAGAAGACGGACAAGGAGCGCCGCGGGAACTTTTATAAGAGGGTGTATAGAGGTGTCTTTTGTGACATAATTGTACAAAATAGGGTGGGTGGATTGCTTTACGCTTTACAAAAATATCTGAATTCAAAGTAGATGCGCGCAGGCGTTGGAATACTGTGGACATGTGTTTTCGCGGTAACCATGTGTTTGCTATGGTTTAGTTCCTTTGATGAGGCATTTGATCAATGTTATGATCCCAAACTATGTAGTAAATTTGTGGGGGAGCTCTATACTGGATATAACAACTCCTTCGTGGAAAGTGTAGTCAATTCTCGAGAGAACGGGACTACGTCATCTACAACGAAACTTTCTACCATTGGATCCTTTTGTCAAACTTACAATGGAGGTTATGCAAACATCAATGGCATGCCGAATTATACATTGAACACCTCGAATCATACGTTTTTGTGTAAAGATCCACGGCGTCCGGATGATGCAACCCTGTCCGAGCTTCAAGATAAACTCGAGGTGACATCTTCTTACGACGAAGATACAACATATGATAAAGAAGGTTACCTGATACGAGGAGGCAAACGTTTACTGACCGAAATCTCCGATTATTGTAAGGGAAAGAATGGTGGGGTGGAAGTCATGAAAGATGTGAATGGAAATAACATGGTCAATTATACTGTAAATGACGAGAACAAAATCTTGTGTAAAAGTCAATTTGATCCTGCCATAATGATGCCCAACGTTAATACTTCCAATGCGGTATGGGAACCAAACCCAGAGGAAAACATAGCCCAAAACTTGGCTCAAGTTAAGGAAAACTGTATTCGAATGAATGGAAATCGTTCCACGTTGACAGATGCCACCGGCGCAGCATTGCCCTTGTATACCATTTCTACAACTGGCGATGAAATCGTCTATAACTGCACCAGTTACTGGACGAAAGAGCCAATTTTTAAGTCAGGAGGCAAGGAAAGAGTAGTGCACAAGGATAATAAAATTTATGGAAGAGGTGAACCCCAGAATTTTACGAAACTCGAGGATGTCAAAAAATTTTGCGAACCATACAACGAATCTGCCGCCAACTATCAAATTATTGATGCAGACGATAAATATACATTCCAGTGCCTGAGTGCATTGGACGGTAAACCGGTGAATAACGCAGAAGTTGTGCAAAAGGGGTTTGCTACTTATGTAGATGACGTAGACATAAAATTCAAAACACCTACTGAATTAACGAAATACTGCGATAATGGTGGTAAATTTATTATTTCAAGAGAGAACGACATATTTAAGTTTAAGTGTGATCCACCCAAGGTGACGACGCCGAAACAAGGAGTGTTAGGAGATAATACTACTGGTAAACCCGAAGCTACCTTACCACCTTCATGAAGATTTGCGTTATTCGCCATGTTGGTTTAGCGATTTCCCGTCGCACTTGTGGTTGTTGGACCATCGCAACGTTGTTCTCTACCATCAAACGGGAAATTGGGATTGTATTTGCTCACTGTAACGGTTCCGTACGTGATCAAATGCATGACACCGATAATGATTCCGGAATTTAAGACATCTGGAGCATTCGAGTCTTTACTGGTAATCCCAACCCAAAGTAGAATAAACCATAATACGCCCAACACTATATTGTATCCATAATCCAAATATTTCATGACATTACACATGGCATTTTGATCGTTGTTTGCCAATTTCCAAAGTAACATTTTGTATAGGGGTGGAATGACGAAATAAAAGGCAAGAATAAAAACGAGGAAAACGAGAAACAGAATGACTTGACGAAACGATTGCTCCGAGTCTAAATCTGAAACACTTCCGATGGGCACTTGCATCATCGTCGTGACTTGATCCATCCCTAGAGGGACGTAATCACACTCCATCCATTGTTCGTCAACCGCGGTTTGAATCACCGCATAAGAAGAAACGCGAGAGGCCCCCAAATTGAACGCATTGGAAAAGATGAGCGTAGCATTGACATTGATTGGCAATGTCGAAATGATGTAGGTATAACTGTCTAAATCGTATTTCACATAGGACCGTTGTAACTTGGGGTCCGTTTTCGCGTCCATGATTGCTCCAGAAATGGCACCACCAAAATCCACACTCTTTGGTGGATTGTCTCTCGACGATTGCAACAAGTCGACCAGACTACCGATCCCAGGAGTGATTTTGTTGGAAGTAAACAACAGAAAACAAATGCGCATCTTCTCCGACGTTTTCGGGTCTATACCTTCAATGACCAATTCACCGTAAACTTGGACATCCCCCGTCAAGTTGACCAAATATCCCTGGGTGTCACCCGGACCTTGTTGAAACGAGGTTAGTTCTGTCGTGTCGGACGGTCCACTGTTGGACTGGGAATTGCCCACAATGTAAAATCGCGTGGCGACGAAACTATTCACTGGGAAATTGTTTTTCATCACGGAAACATTGGCCGCCGAATTCGAGTCGGACTGAATCGATCCTGAAATCATATTGTTAATATACGACACTGACGTCAAGGTACTGGTTGGAAATTGTACCTGTATGGATTCGGTCGTAGACGGTGTTTGAGAAATATCAAATGGAGTCGGCATATACTTTAAGATGACAAAAAGCATATGGCGTCTAAACCGTGAACCCACGCACTACGGATTGAAAGCGGGGATTTCCATCGGTGTTTCCTCCGGAATGGGTTCAAATGCATCGCCCATTTTTTTTAATCCGCTAAGCCCCAGTTTTTTCACAGTGTTTTGGGCGCCGGATCGTGTTTGAAGTTCAACTTGAACCGCATGTTCGTCTCCACGAAAGGGAGTAAATGTTTCCGGAACTTCTTGGATGATTGGAGCCGGAGGTTTCATGATTGTAGAAATTGCATTTTTCATGGCATGGTAAGCTTGCTTTCCAAAGTTCATCATGGAACCATAACCCCGAGAACTTTGAATCGGACTCCAAATCGAGGTGTTGAATTTATTTTTAGTGTCGGCGGCATTCTCTTCATTCTCTTGGTTCAAAATTCGTTGAATATAGTTTTCAAGTTGGGTAAATGTTTTATGTGCCACATCTTCTTGTCGCACCAACTCAGATTTGATTTGAGATTCCAACAATTCAAATACAAAGCTCACCTCTTCAAGTGTCGGCTGATTTGTTTTTGGATCCGTCATTCCTCCTCCTTACACTACCTGTCTAAAATTTAAGCTTCAATTATACACGAACATGCCGTTTTCATACATGGTGACTTGAAACCCGTCGTTGTACCCACTCACAAACACTTGGTCTCCAGAATAAAGTTCGTCACATCCATATTCATTGGTACCACTGCGACCTTGAATACGCAAGGGAAGTTTCGTATTGATGGTACCGCTTGTACTCATCGTGTAATAGTTGAAGCGATCGCGATTCATACGACGTCCCATGAGCGGTAAAATTTGATCTCCGGATTGGCGTGTCAATATTCCGACTTGTGAAAAAGGAATTCCCGAGGGTCTCGTTGCCATGGGCACCATCGCCGGCATTCCTAAATCCATCTTCAAAGGGGGAGTGTAAATGCTGCGATCACTGCTGCTCATCGTAATGACATCCGAAGGGGGCAATGCTGGCGGATGTGGCATCAAAATGACTTGTGTTTGAGGTTTTGAGTAGGCCCTGTCCCACGATGAAACATCGCCACCCTCAAAATGGCGTGTTTGGTTGTAGAACAAATAGGTCACCACAAACAACACTACAAACAATAACAAGATCGTGACATGTTCTATGCAAAATATTCCCGGAATACAAACACGGCCCATTTCGTTTCATTACCGAGAGAGAAAAACTATAAACGCGCTTCGCCATTGACAAACTGGCCAATCTTGTCTCCAACTTCACCGTCGGCATCTCTCGCGTAAATGTCCCCGTTGGTGGTGTTTGTTGCGAAATAACGCTTGCCGCGAATTTTGACTTCAAACACTTCGAGTTCGTCGTCCGCCTCTTGCTCTTCCTCTTGCTCCTCTTCCTCTTGTTCCTCTTCCTCCTCTTGTTCCTCTTCCTCCTCTTGTTCCTCTTCCTCTTGCTCTTGCTCTTCCTCTTGCTCTTCCTCCTCTTCCTCCTGCTCTTCCTCTTCCTCTTGTTCCTCTTCCTCTTGCTCCTCCTCTTGTTCTTCCTCCTGCTCTTCCTCCTCTTGTTCCTCTTCCTCCTGCTCTTCCTCCTCTTCCTCAGGCTCTTCCTCCTCTTGTTCCTCTTCCTCCTGCTCTTCCTCAGGCTCTTCCTCAGGCTCATCCTCAGGCTCATCGAGTGGTTGCTCTAATTTTTGTACTTCAAACAACTCGTACCTCACGTTTGGAACGGGCTCTTGCGGTAACGTCTGTGGCAACTCCAACTTGTCGATCAACAGTTTCACCAGCCTCTTGTTTTGCCTTCGCAGTCGTTGGTTCTTTTTACAAAGTCGTTTGACCACGGGCAACTCCATGATCATCTCATACGTCGCTTCCACATCTCCAGGTTTACGCTTCATGATGTGTGACCCGATGTGCGTATCGGTTCCAGTCGTCGGTAATATTCTTGTCCTCCATCACGATCACCACCACGCACGCCATCCACTCGTATATATATTCAGAATCGCACTCCCTGTACAACTGCCGTCGTCACCGATGACCACGTCGGAGTTGTGGACCCACCCTTGGATACAAACCTTGTTCATCACAGGGTTGACGCAATGGCTGCTAAACGGCGGAGCCTTTGTACACTGGACGAATGGCATCGCATGGATAAAATCCACACAGTGGTGGTCATGGATTCTCTGTCATCTGGTGCCACTTTCATGGAAAAACAAATCAATCATTTTGCGAGGTAAAATCACTGATTTGGTGGATGGATACAATTGCAAACCGATTACGACGTGCAATTTTTCAGATCGATTTCATGCCATGTGGCATTACATATTACAAAATTTGCCAGGAAACGATTCCATTCGCGAGGTTTCCGAGAATTTTTTGACCACACCCTGCCCCGATTCAGCATTTTTGTTTGTATCTCAGGCACACATGTTTGAAATCCATCCCAGCATTTACGCGCAAACCTCTATCCGGTACGACGAGGAATCTTCGCAAAATCGCAATGGATGCAGCACATCGCGCAACATGCACATTGAAATCAAAGTCATGTCCTACATGTACAATCTCTATGAACTACAAACGTTTATAGATTCGGTGACGCATGACTATTTGGAAAACATTCGGAAATCACGCGAAACCACGACATTTCTCTACACATTGTACCGGACGGACTATGATATGACGATTCGCGAATGCTGGATGGAACATCCATTTGTCTCCAACCGCAATTTTTCCAATTTATTCTTTGACGGAAAAGAGGCATTGCTCGCGCAACTCGACTTTTTTGTCGAGAACAAGGACTGGTACGATCGCATGGGCATTCCCTACACGTTGGGCATTGGATTGTCCGGCCCCCCAGGAACCGGGAAAACGTCGTTGATCAAATGCATTGCCAATTACTTGGGTCGTCATGTGGTGTCCATGTCCCTCAAACTGGTCAAGACGCGGTTGCAATTGCTGCAATTTTTCTACGAGACGCAATACAACAGCCAAAACCGTCCCGATTCCATCGGGTTTGACAAGAAAATCATCGTCTTGGAAGACATTGACTGTTTGGGAGACATTGTAAAGAAGCGCGCCGCCGTACAAGAACCCGGACAAACGGATGCGGTGGCCCCGACGTCGTCCTCTTCTGCCCTGGCCCAACTGCTTCAGGACAAGGTACCCAAACGTCAATTGGAGTCCTTTTTGGCCGCCGCAAACGAACAGGACGCCATCACCTTGGACGACATTTTGAATTTGTGGGATGGCATATGTGAAACACCGCATCGCATCTTGATTTTGACGAGCAACCATTACGATCAATTGGATCCCGCATTGGTGCGTCCTGGACGCATCGATCTTACCTTGAAAATGGGATGCGTGACCTCGACGGTGTTGCAAGACATGTTTGCAAATTTGTTTGACAAACCCTGGCCCACCGACGTCCGCGTCCCCTCCTCGTTCAAGAAATTGACCCCCGCGCAAGTCATGAATCATTTCATTCAATCGGGTCACAACGAGACCAAGTTTCTCAAAGCCTTGGGCATCAAATGCTCTCCTCCTCCGCCAGAAGAGCAGCAGAAAAAGGACGTTTTCCCCGTGTTGTAACACATCTGTGATCACCACGTTGGGTGTAACACAGATGCTCCTCTTAAATCGTCCCTCTCCGTTTCGACCGTATGATCGGGTTTGCGTTTCTGAAACATGTAACCGCGATGAACCCGCGCAAGTGGGCACCGTCTACATGAAAGTCATGGCCCCCGTCAATGCGGCATTGGCCGACGGAGATCAAACGGACCACATTTACGTAGCATTTGATGATCGTGGCGTATATGCGCGCTGGCTGCAACGTGGATCAACAATTTTACACGACGGCGAAACAACACCATACGTCGTGGACACCATCCATCGCGCGAAAGACGGTACAGTGACGTCTCTCGATATTTACCCCTATTCTTTGACGAATTTGCGGCCGATTGTACACAACATTTCTTTGAATCAAATATATGCCATGCTCATTTGGCTCGTCGCCTATGAGATGAAACTTTTGAGTGAAGTTTAATTTATTATTTATTTTCTTTGGTAAATGCATTTGAAACACACGTTGCTACGCGACCGTTTGCCTCAGAACGTGCATGGGCATTGCCGA